TAATTTAAGATTTAATGAAGAAGACTATGGATGCGATCCTAATGATCCAGATTATAATAAATTGACTCCACAAGCAGAAGCATCAATTAAGATACGAGCATTGTATGAGTGGTGGACTAAAACTAGGCCCAATCGAGATGATCCTTATGATATTATCACAAAAACAACTCATGGGAAACATTACTATCGTTTGATAGATGAGATGGAAAGAAGTTATGATAGAGAAGATACTGATAAGTTAATTGAACTAATTAATATTAGGAGTCATTTATGGACATGAAAGCAGATTTAGAGTATGATTTATTTAAAACAGATTGGATAGTATCTAAGTGCAAGAACTCTAAATATGCTCAAAATCTTTATGCTGCTCTTTGTAATAATAGATTTTTTAAGAACGATGAAGAATGGACTTGTTCGTGGAGACATTCTGGCGGAATAGTTGCAGAACTAAGAAATACTTTTAAAGACGATTTGACAAAAAAAGAATATTATGTGGATTGGTATTGTTCTGGTATGGTAGATATTGAAGGATATCTTCCAGAGGGAGAGGTTTCATCAGAAATTACAAATGATTTACTAAATTTGGGATGGTTTATTAAACCGTATGAACCAAAATTAGAATCCGGCATTTATAGGAATGTATGGTAATATGAAAAGGTTCAAAAAGAAAAGCGTTGACATTTTAGCAGAAATAATTTGTGATATTTGTGGTGGATCTTGCTCATATGAAAACTTTGGTCACGAATATGCCTCGATAGAAGCGGTGTGGGGATATGGATCAACTATGGATGGTAAAGAATATGAAATACATTTATGTGAATCATGCTTTAAAAGTACTATAAAATATCTGAAAGAAAGAAGATATTCATTCTTAAATTGTGATGCTAATTTAAATAGTTATTATCCTTTAGATGGAAAATAAAATGATTAATGAAAAAAATGCTAGTGGAACAAAAGGTTTTTTAATGTGGAATACTAAAGCTCAAGATTTTGTATTTAGGGTTTATAATAAAGACAAAAGTTTTAGCGACTATAGAATATTATGTGAAGAACTAGAACTCACTATAAACAGTGATCATTATAGTTTATTTACTACAGATAACAGAAAATATATAGATTTCTCTAGTAAAAACAACCCAAAACAAAAAAACTAAAGACTGGTGGTTGACAAAGCCGATAAGTGTGATATACTTAGAGATGATTCGGCAATTAAAGGAGAATTTACTATGCCAAAAGGTTGTAAGTCATGCTCGTCGTGCGGTTTTTGCACTGGTCCCCGTGCGTATATTTGTCCAAAGTGCAATACTCCGTTTGTATTAAAAATCAAAAACAAGGGTAGAAAAAATAGAGTAGTACGAGATTTTGATTGGCACCAACTGGTTCGCGGTGATTTAATTAAGGTTAATGGCGGTCCATACTTTATGAATAATGACGGCGAATACGTTCCTATGGGCTACCGTGGAAGATTTAGTGTACAGGGAGTTGATGACAAAGGTATCTTAGCATGGAGTACGGAAAAAGATGGTGGTTATTGTCACATTTATATGGGACCAACTTATCATGATAAAAATACTGGCTTGAGAAAAACTCCGCATACTCTACTTAAAATCAAAAAGAAAGAAGAAGTATGAACAAAAAAACCATTCAAGAATTATGTGATTATAGAAATCAAATTCTTAAATGCTTAGAATCTATTGAGAATATTTTACGACAAAACAAGGAATGTGAAAAAGAATATTATCTGGCCCATTCTCATTATGTTCCACAGATTATTACCGCTCTTACTAATGATTCAAGTTGGCTACCAAGAGGAGAATATACATTACAGAATACTATTGATAACTTAAATGATCAAATTTCTGATAAAAATGTGTCCTCAAAAGGTGTAAAGAAATATATATTCTAATTGGAGATATCATGAATATTTATGCGATAAGTAACTTGGATGCTTATGCTGATGAAATGAGAGTAGCAGCAGCAAATAGTATTAGTAAAGATTATTCAGAAAATTTGGATGATTTTATTACTATTCATCAACTCAAGAATTTGATAAAGCAATATTCTAGTGGAATAGATGAGCAGGATAGAGTCATTTTAGATGATGATGCTATTGATGATATTTTTTATGCAACTGCCGATTGGATTTATGGAGTAGCCTTATCACGATTAGCATCTAAAAACTTGATAGAATGTGCTTGGGACGATGAGGAAAATAATATGGTATTTTGGGTAAGTCATAATGGAGAAAATGATGAACCTAAGTCAAGATCAGATAATGCAAATTCAGGATCAAATTGATTCTATAAAAGAATATATGAACTCTGACATATGCAAAATGTGTGAGGAAATGAAAACTAGATTAGTGTCGTGTGAGAATTTATTAAATGAATACTCAAGACCAAATATGGCTGATACAGAATCAGATTCATGAACTTAAATTAAATATTGCGTCTGGCGAAAATATTAACTACAAAAAGTGCTATGAGGAATTATTCTCCTTAGAAAAGATATTAAAGGAATTGTGTACTTCAAATGAATGTGATTGATAATCTCAAAGGATTTTCTGTTAGCGACGTTAAAAACTATTGTAAGCAAAAAACAATAGATGCTATAGTTGCTATGGTAAATATTGAGGGAGACTTTAATATTAGCACTATGATTCGTAATGCTAATTTTTTTGGTTTTGATAGAGTATACAATATTAGTCCAAGAAAAAAATGGGACAAAAGAGGTAGTGTTGGAACTCATCACTATACTACAATACAACATTTTTATACTGAAGAAGATTTTATAGAAAACAATAGAGATCGTACAATTATTGCTGTAGAGAATAATATTCCAAATTTTGCTAACAAAACAGTAGATTTGTTCACAAAATATAACCTTTACTATAGACCAGTTTTCGTATTTGGTTCAGAAAATATGGGACTGAGCGATTATATACTAGAAAATAGTGACGAAATTATTACTTTACAAAACTATGGTAGCGTAAGATCACTAAATGTTGGTACAACAAGTGGTATAATTATGAGTTATTATAGGCATTTATATCAAACAAATACGGGGGCGTAATGGTATCGATTGGATATTGAAGACTATATAAGCAAGTAGTAGGTGGTATGGCGGCTACTTTAAAACCATACTAAACGCTTTAACTGGCGAAACACAGTTAGCCCTTGCTGCTTAATTAAGTAGCAACAGTTTTAGGAAGCGATGAAGGTAGCGTCCAAAAAACTGTCGTAAAATCCTTCGGCTGCTAGAATAACCAACGGGTTCTGGCCTGAGATTAGTTGGTACGGAAAGATGAATGTTGTTTGTTCTTTAATCTTTCTTAAAACTTATGAATGAAATAAACTTGTAGAAAGTATAATTAGAAATATCGCAAGACGGCAGTTCGACTCTGCCCGCCTCCAATAAATTATGAGTAGAAAAATTTGTACATATTGTGGCAAAAGAAAGAATCCAAAATCTTTCCCAAAACATTGTCACTTTAAAGATAATCTAGACAAGAGATGTCGATCTTGTATCAAAAAACACGCTAAAATTAGACATAAACTACATAAATTAGCACCACCAAAACCATTATATTGTGAATGTTGTGGTAAAATTCCATCAGAATGGAGATTAGACCATGATCATGATGATGATAGTTTTAGGGGCTGGACATGCGATAGGTGTAATACTGGAATAGGGAAACTAGGAGATAACTTAGAAGGTGTTATTAAGGCTGCTAACTATTTAATAATGTCTAAGAATAGAAAACAAAATGAGATTAATAAACAGATGGAGTGAGCATCTAAAAGAAAACAAAATGACATATTGTCAACATATGTTTTTTGCTTTATTTTATGGATATCTATGTGTCCTAGCAGGAATTTCTCTAATTATACATTCCATATTTCCTTGTATACTACAAACAACAGGTAGTGATCTAGTTAAAAAACTAAATAAAAGATTCTCTAATGGACAAAGAACTAGATGATTTTTTAGAAAAATATAAAGAATTTATTCCACAAGATTTTGATTGGGAATTTTATACTTATTATTACTCTGATGTACAACAAGCAGGTTTCGATACCGAAAATCTCGCAAAATATCATTACATAAATTGGGGAAGAAAAGAAAATAGAAAATATTGTTATCCAAAAGAAAAACTTTCTTGTAATAAAATATTTCAAATTGGTTTTAATAAATGTGGCACTTTATCATTATGGAATTTATTTAATAGTTATAGTAAATTAAAGGCTATTCACTGGGACTATGGAAACTTGGCCCAAAAAATATATAGTAATGTTTACTCTGATAATCATTTGCCATTAGACTCTTATGAAAACTATACTTATTTTGGAGACATGGAATGTTTTATAAAAGAACAAAATGTAATAAAGTATATACAAATATATAAAGATTTTTTTGATATCCTTGATATTAATTATCCTGAAAGTTTATTCATACTAAATACTAGGAATATGGATAATTGGATACGAAGTAGAACAAATCATTCTTTCGTCGATACTGATAATAACACAATTCAATATATAGATTTATTTAAAAAAGTATATAACACAAACATAAAATCAGAAATTATTAAAATTTGGAAAAACGACTGGAAAGAACATCATAATAATATTAAAAAATATTTTCATAGAAATATTCATAGATTATTTGTATTTAATATAGAAAAAGATTCGCCAGATAAACTATTTAATTTTTTAAGATGTAGAAATATTAAATTTCAAATTAATACTTTACCATATGATAATAAAACCAAATACAAATAAATCGTATACCGGATACACAGATATTGAATCCGATGATATATGTTTAGTTATGAGTTTTTATAATGCTCTAAATTATAAATCTACAGTAAAAAACTTACAATTAATTATTCAAGAATTAAATAAAACAAATATTCCATTCTATATAATAGAACTACTTTATCCACAACAAAAACAATCTATCCCACAAGCAAATTATATTGTAAGAGCAGACTCTTTTTTCTTTTCAAAAGAGAATCTATGGAATATAATAGAATCTAAAATTCCAGATAAGTATACTAAATTAATATTTACTGATGTAGATATACTATACTCTGATCCAGATTGGATTGATAAAATTTCTATTCTATTAGACACATATAAAGTTATTCATGGTTGCGAATATCTATATAAAGATATTTATAGAAAAAACATTTATGATAATGTAAATCTGAACGCTGGCGATACCAAGCACACAGTTGTCAAATCTATTATTAAACAAAAGTCTTTTGAATTTAACAATGTTCATCCGGGCTATAATATTTGTATCGAGAGAAATTTTTATCATAAAATTGGCAGATTATTTGAATATGCTCATGGAACCGCTGGAGATACTTTATTTTGGGCTTCTTTTGTAAAAGACTATGAACCTTATTGTTGCGCCCTATTTTCTGCTCCAAGATTTAAAGAAGTAAAAGAAAAATACATAGAATATAAAAATAATATATTAAAATTATGCGATCCAATAAAAGATGTTAATTATTTAAAAGATAATTGTGGTTTACATCTATTTCATGGTCATCCAAAAAATAGAGAGTACGGTAATCAAGATAGATTTATTCCTGGTCCAATAAAATTTTCTAAAAACTCTGATGGTGTTATTGAGATGAAAATTATACATCCTATCGTCAAAGATTTGAAACAATATCTTGAGTTTCGCAGAGAGGATGACGATATAGAGGTTGACAGTGTTTGAGCGTTGTGGTATACTCGACATACACACAGGAGACTATTTGGATGACTCACGATTTTAATTATGTTTGGGGAATGGTTCGTGATCTTAGGGCCACAAGCAGCACTATTGATAAGCAAGGAATTATTGAGGACTATTGCAATCATAATTCTGAGGCTGCAAATTTTGCTAAGAAGATTCTTCTTTACACCTATCATCCTCTTTGGCAGTATAATGTCACAAGTGATAATCTGAAAAAGAAAAATTCTCTGAGAGGTAAGAGTTATAAGAATTTCTTTGATCTTTTGGATGACCTAAAGACTCGCAAGATAACGGGCCACGATGCTATCGGAGCGGTCCATACTTTTATTGATAGTCAGTCAAATAAAGACAATATTGAAGAACTCATTTATTGCATTATTGATAAGGATTTGAAAACCCGTGCTGGTGATAAGATTATCAACAAGGCTATTGCTGACCATATTCCAGAGTTCAGTGTTGCTCTAGCAGATAAATATGACCCGAATATTGTAGACTGGAAGGATGGATGGTATGTTAGCAGAAAAATTGACGGTGCTAGATGTATCGCTATTGTTGATAGTAATGGCGATACTACTTTCTATTCCCGTACAGGAAAAGAATTTGATACTCTTGGCGTTGTTGCTGGTGGCATTAAGAATCTTGGTGTTACTAATGTAGTATTTGATGGTGAACTTTGTCTTGTAGATGACGATGGTAATGAAGATTTTCAGGGAGTTATGAAACAACTCAAGAAGAAGGATCATACTATTCCTAATCCATCTTTTAAGATTTTTGACATGATTAGTCATGATGAATTTTATACTAAGAAAGGCAAGTCTAATAAGACTTACTCTCACAGATTGAATAATCTCAAAGAAGTTATGAAGAATAACTCTTGCCCATGTCTCAGTGTTCTTGAACAGGATAGGGTTAAAAATGATGATCATTTTGCTGAATGGGTAGCAAAAGCAAATGAGAATTCTTGGGAGGGGTTGGTGCTAAGGGCAGATGAATCCTATAAAGGAAAGCGTAGTAAGGACTTGCTCAAGTATAAGAGTTTTAGTGATAATGAATACGAAGTAGTAGATGTTGAAATGGGTCCATTTCGTTATGTAT